TGCCCTTCTACCTCGTACTCGTTGCCGACCACGCGCACGACCGGGATCCACTTGCCGGGCCAGTCCTGCTCTTCCAGCACCTCGTAGCCGTTGGTCTTCCACCACTTAACCCGTTTCGCCTGCGCCACGCGCTCGCGCAGCGGCTTGAGGCCCATGCCAGCGATCTCGCGGTCCTCTTTCGACCCCGCCTCGACGGTCACGTTGCCGGGGTACAGGCGCAGTTTCACCGGTTCGTAGACGACGTAGAAGTACTCCGCAATCCGTACCGTCTGCTGTTGAATCCACTGGTTGAGGTCCTGGTCGCCGATGCCTTGCGACATCAGCGTGGAGATCGGCTGCGCGTCCGGGAACAGCCGCTCGAACTCCTCTTTTGGCAGGTCCTCGGTGATAAAGCACCAGTTTGCGTCCGCGCCGCAGGGGTCCTGGATCAGCGGGTCCATGAAGACGCTGAACGAGTTGCGCACCCGCCCGATGCGAATGTCCTGATCGAACGTGTTGTCGTCGCAGTACTCGGTCAAGATGCGGATGTAGCCCTCGCCATACGTCACCTGATTCTCGCAGGCGGTGTCGTAGGCCACGTCGGCGTCCGACATGTACTCGATATGGCGTACAATACCGTCAAAGATCTCGGCGACTTCAGGGTCTGCTTTGTCGTCTGCGGGGATGACCTTGCCGCTCGGGCGGTTCTGCCGCTGGTCGTTGGTCACCTGCTTGACGTGCTGCGGCAGCTTGTTGATCGTCAGGCACGGGCGGGCGTTGATCGTCTGGCCTTGGATTGCACCCCGCGTTTGCAGCACGTCGGCGGGCCACTGCCACTGGTTGTCCGGCGATCCGGCAAGAAACTTGAGGTCGTCAAGCTCATTCGAGCGACTTTCCGAGTACGCCGACAGCGCCACCCGCAGGCGCGAGCGCATTTGAGCCAGACGTTCTTCTTTCGTCATTTTTTCTTGCCTTGCGCCTTGCGTTGCACTGCGTAACTGATCGCTACCGCCTGTTTTTGCGGTTTTCCAGCGGCAATTTCGGCTTTTACGTTCTTTTTGAACGCAGTTTTGCTAGCGGATTTAGTCAGCGGCATGTCATTTGCCCTTTTTGGCCGTTTTGGCGCTGTCTTTGAAGTCTTTGGCCGTCGGAGAGCCCTTGGTGCCGGGTTTACGCATCTTTTCGCCGGATCCCGCCGCGATGCGCTCGCGTTTAGCGTGGATATTGGCGTACAAGCCGGGTTTGCTTGGCATGGTCAGCACTTCCATCGTTTAAGAGACGCTTTGGCCCTTGGCGCATCGCCTTTGGCGTTCTTCACCACCCCTTCCATGCGGGCGCAAAAGCTCGCTTTGCGGCCCTTGTCGGCTTCCGTCTTGGGGTTGGGCGCTGGCGCCTTGAGGTTGCTGCCCGTTTCGCGGTTGTACTTCGCTCGCCCCTTGGCGGTCAGCCCCGCGCCCTCTTTGGTGGACTGCTTCTCGCCCCGTCCGACGCTCAGCGAGACCGATTTCTTCGCCATCAGGCCCCCATCCAGGAGTTCGCGGCGGCGCTGCCTTGGTAGGCAACGACCCGTTTTGGCTTCGGATTGTACTCTCTATGCGCCAAGGGGTATGCAAAAGTGACTGCAATCGCGTCGGCGGCGTCTGGCGAGGCCAAACCGCGCTTCAGCATGTCCTTTTTCGCCTCCAGGAACAGCGTGCCGCTGCTGTCGGGCTTGGTTTTGGGGCCGGTGAGGTCGATCTTGAGCCGTTTGTCGGGCGGCACGGCAGCGGTCTTGAGCCATTCGCGCATCGCACCCCACAGTTCCGCCCGCTTGTTGCCCCACATGATCGGATTCTTGGCCTTCCAGCCGAAGTTCACGCCCCTGACCTTGTACCGCTGCTCGGTCAGCCGGTCCAGGATGCCGTACCCCAGTCCGCCCTCGTCAATGACCGTCAGCGCGGGCTTGTACTCTTCGATGGCCTCGATGACGTGCCCCACGACCGTCATGGTGTCGTCGCCGTGGTGACGCTTCAGCGCGATCAGGTCGCGCCCTTGCCGCACCGCGATCACCGTCGAGTCCGCGCCGCTGCGGGCCGGGTCCACGCCGATGACGATGGGCGCTCCGGGGTCCTTGTACGACTTGCGCTCGAAGGCGTCGTTGACCAGTTGCGGGCTGATGAACTGATCGTCGCCCTGGCTGGGGAACTCCCCGTAGACCTCGATCCGCGCCTCGCGGCTGTCCTCGCCGTACTCCTCGATGATCTGCGCGTAGATGTTCTTGTCGGTGCCCTCGACCGTCCTGGCGTCGATGTTGCGCGACGCCCAGAAGTCCCGCTTGGCGTTGAAGCACTCGTAGAAGTACCCCGTATTGCGCCGTGGGTTGCTGAAGGCGAACCAGTACCTATCGACGATGTTCTCCGTAAAGAAGCCAGCCGCGACCGACCAGATCGTGTCCGGGACCCCAGACGCCTCGTCGAAGATCAACAGCATACCGTCGTGGTTGTGCACGCCCGCGTAGCTGTCCGGGTTCTCTTCCGACCACAGCTTGCCCTCTGCCGCCCAGTAGCGCGTCCCCTTCTTCAGGTCGCGCTCCACCAGCGTCGTCAGCCACTGCGCCGGGACCAGCTTGGTCGCGCTGATCTCCCACCAGTGGCTGTTGATAATCATCGCCGTCCACTTGGTCAGTTCGCCCCAGGTGACGCTGCGCAACTGCGCCTCGCTGTTGGCGCTGACGATGGTCGTGCTGCCGATGCGGGTGGTCAGCATCCACAGGATCAACCAACTGACCAGCGCCGACTTGCCGATGCCGCGCCCCGACGCCGTCGCGTCCCGCAGCGCCTGGAGGACCGCCGGGGCGTCGGCAGTATCGTCGGCCTGGATCTCGCGGTTCTTGCGGATGTGGTTGGCCAGATCGCGCAGCACTCCGCGCTGCCACTTGCGCGGGCCTTGGAAGTGCTCCAGCGGCGTGTTGGGTTGGCCCCACGGGAAGGCCAGCAACACGAACGCCTCAGGGTCGTCCTTGATCCGTGGCGACCACAGACGCGACATCAGCAACTGTTCGTCGTCTGGGCTGTATATAGGGCGTTGCATGGGTGAGTTGTCTTTCCTCGGTTACATCAGACGCTATGCCCTCGATCACGCGCTCTTCCGCTTGCTTGAGCGCGGTGAGGATGCTGATCTGCTGGCTGACGTCCATCTGTATGTGCTGGGTCGCGGCCCAGTCGTGCTTGTGCTTGAGGACGTCGAGTGCCACCTTGGCGTCGCCCGCCAGCGCGGCGTTCATCATCACCTCGGACAACTGCGCTTCGGCGTCAGCGCGGCCTTTGGCCTCGGCCAGTTGCGCCATCGGGTCGAATTCTTGCAAACGCCGCAGCTCGACGGGCAGCAGGTCAGCCTTTAAAGCCAGACTGTCGCCTTTGAGGCCCAGCCGCGCCGCCTCGTAGATGCGGTTCAGCACGGCCTCAGTCGCCTTGATTTCGCGGACGGTGAGAGGGAGGCTCTTGAACATGCGCGACTTATACCACAGTCGCGGGGGTTTGTGTGGCGCGGTCAGGGTTGCTATTAAATGTTAGACAGGTGCTGTTTGCTACAAAAAATAAAAATTTTGTCTGGGGGCTCCTGAACCAGACCGGTCGCGCGTCGGCCCTACCCGGGGGCTTCGCGCGGAACGCGGTCCGCCGACGGCGCCCAGGCACGCCGCTTGCTAGGCCCGACTGGGTGGCACGAAGGTTGCAGTGGCGACTCGCGGCGCGGGGCGGGCGGCTAGGGGCCGGTGGTAACCGGCCCCCTGTCGGGTCAGCGGCGCAGCCCGCGATTGCACCACCAGTTGCTAACAGGGATGGCCAGGGGTGCGATTGCGATTGCCCAGATGATGATGGTGACCATGTTGTGCGCTCCTTAGTTGTCTGCCGTGACGTCACGGCATGTGCAGATAATAGTTGAGCAGACGTCAGGCTGTCAACAAGTTTCTTGCATCTTTTTGCGCGGTCATCCAGGCAGCTAGCGCCGCTCCGATGCGGCCGCGCGGCAGACAGATATATAGATCACAAATGCAATGTATCTGCCGTGCTGCCGAACAGATATATTGTATTTGGAATGCAATGTATCTGTTTTCCCGCATTGTGGGAAATGGGGGTGCTAACGCGGCTGCTGGTGTAGGTACTGTATAGCTTTACAGTCTTTTGGGTCGTTTGGGTCAAATTGTCACGACTTAGGAAAAAGTTTTTTTGGACAAAAAGACAAAAATAAATTCTGACCCATCCTATAACCTAAAGCTCACCTCGTACCCCCACAAGCACCCGCGATATCAGCCACTTACCCCCCCGCCCTCGATTGGCATCCGGCACCACCGCGACACCAAACCAGACACCCATACCGCCCAAAACGCAAGTTGTTGACAGACTGCAAGACAATCTGTAGCATCTCTACATGGTCGCGCAAACGACGCGATCAGGGTCAAAAATACATTTGATATCAAATACAGTTCACAAGGAGCGCAACGACATGCAAACACAACCTACCGGCCTGATCGTCTATGAAGGTCCGTCCCGCCTGGACGGGCAACCCATCGTCGCCATTCTCACCACGCATTCCGAGAACCGTAAGACGGGCGATATGTGCCAACTGTGGATCATTCGGTCCGACATGTCGCCAGTAGCCGCAATCAAAGCTGGTGCGGATGCATCCATCTGTGGTGATTGCATCCACCGCGGCGACGGCACGGGCGCCAAGCGTTCCTGCTACGTCAACGCAGGACATGCGCCCGGACA